CATTTGCTGAGATAGTATATAATGTTCCATCAACGTCTAGAGTAACAGATGCATTTAAACCATCAGATCCATCATTGTCACTATCAGCACCACCGCCACCACCTGCAGACATAATGATTTCAATACCAATAACTTCACCTGCTGATGGAGGAGGTGTTGAAATAACTGAACTTCCTGATCCAGAGATAGTCTCTTCTTTCAATGTGATAGCGTTGCCAGGAATCTCAAACTCTGCCTGTTTACCACCAACCAGTGTATTACCATCAATAACATATGCTCTTGGGGGTTGAGTAATCTCTTGCTCTACAAAGTATCCACTTGATAACTTTACATTTCCACTTGCACTGACATTTGCGGGAGTAGATGTTGGAGTCTCACCTGTTCTTGGTGATACATTGAAACTAGATGCTGACAATCCACTAGCTAGAACAGTAAAAGTACCACTATATTGTGAGGGAGTTACACCACTAACACTAACATTATCGCCAGGACTAAAACCATGATTACCACTAGTATTGATGATAATCTGATCAAGTGCAGAGTCATATGTCATTGACAGCAATGGTATTGATGCAGACTCTGATACTGAATAGTTATATGATGCATCTTTATCACCAATGCCAGGCACGTTTCCATATGTTGCCATAGCAGCACTTGGTAATGGTGTTCCAATAACACCATGAGAGTGACCGAGTGCAGCACCCGCAGAACCCTGTGGTTCAAACTGACTGATATTTGCTCTACTATTAATATAATTTACAGCAAACTTATCTACCTCTGAAGGTCCTAATTCTGCTGTTCTAGTCTCATCAACCTCTACTGATAGAATCTTATGGTTGTGTGCAGGAGGAAATGCGAATACATGATCATCAATAGGACCTACCTTATACTCTACCTGTCCAACAACATATGCACTAATATCAGCAATAATATCAGTATATCCTGTGGTTTTTACATCACCAACATTGAAGAATGAACCACTATTAATTAAAGTGTCCTTAGCAATATACCACTGTCCACCAGTCTGTCCTACAAAATTATTAATAGCATTCTCTGGTGTTGCTGTTCCAGCACCGTTTACATTACCAAATCCAAGAATCTTATTTTGTCTGTAGTCTGGTAGATTAAATGTTCCAATATTATATGGATAGTCTTTAGTAGAGAATGATTTTTGTACAACTAAATTTGGATGTGGAGCTCCTCCACCAGCAAATGTTAATGTGTAAGGAGCTGTAGGAAATGTAGATACATCAACACTATCAGGAAATACTAATTCATATGCAAATTCTCCTGTCTGTGCAAATGCACTTACATCCTCGGTTGGTTCAATTAAACTATAGAATGTGCTTGTATTAAACAGAACACCAGCACCCGTTGGAAAACCTCCTAGGTCTACAAATCTCATTGCAGATCCATAAGGATAGGGTAGCTGTAGATTTACCTTATCATTAGTGGCATCCTTATAGAACTGAAAGAATACCTTGTCGTTAATAATATATGATCTTCTTAGACCGCCAGGATTTGCAGAGTCAATACGTGTAACTGCTGTTGCACCACCATATCTATTTTTAATGATAGAATATAACTCTGGATAATCTCTAATTAATAATTCTCTTCCATCACAATACAAATGTTTGCGATAAGTATAGTCTGGATCCTCGCCACTAGTCTGTTGATCAGTACCAACGAAGACAGGAAGAATTGTACCGACTGGAGTATGCATTCCATTCTTGTCGGAAAAATAATTGGCGTATGTATTCCTGTATGATGCCATCTTAATACTTAATCAGAAACTCTTGAACTAAAAATGGTTGAATAAACTCGTCTGCTTTATTCTCTTCATTGATATCTATCTTAATAGTAGATACAATTTCAGTTGCAGGGATATTTACAGCATTGGTTTTTACCTGATATGTGTGATCAGACTGGTCAAATGGAACGAAATGTCTGTGATTACATTCATTACCAAATTCCTCTACATCATTAACAACATTATTAAGTGCTCCAAAAGTAACATCATTTGCCTGAGAGTCAAAAGGAAGTTGTGTTGCCTGTGTAGTTGTAGATGGTGTATAGTTAGCATCTAATTTTATTAAACCATTCCTATCGTTACAAATGATAGCACCAATAATACATGGACTTTCAACCTTACATCCCATAGTACCAGTGTAGTTAATGTTACCACACTGTCCGCTATCATCTTCCCAAACAGCGAAACCACCTTGTGATCCACCAGTAGCACAACCAAATGTGCCTTGACCAGGAATATCGCCAGGTATTAGACATTTATATTGAGCATCAAATGTACAACCTGTCCAACATGCACCATAATATACTCTCCTGTTACCACCAAAAATACATCCAGCAGGACCATTGACCCTCTGTGTATTGGATGCTGTTACACGGGATGCTGTTGCCTGACATAAACGTTGTGCAGTATTGTTTGCCCATGGCATGATACACAAGGTAGATTTATTAGTATATGAGTTTCTACCAAACAAAGCAAATTCATTATTATTACTAGCAGCAGTTCTAGATCTCTTACCATCATGGAAGTGAGCATGTGGTTGGAATGCTGTATGTAATACCTCAGCTGATTCTGTGTAGTTACCTGTAGATCTAGTAAATCCTGGTTGACCAGTAATTTCTAAAGTTTGTGTTGGAATAAAAAAGTTTCCTTGATACTGAACTTCAAAAGTTGTACCAATATTAGTGTTAACTTCTAATCCTACACCAGCTTTTGTTATCTCCTGTCCTGCGTCATTGTTCAAATAAGTATCAACATAGTCTCCTAAGTTTGCAGAGTTTGATGCTCTAATAGTCTTAGCACCTAGATCAGGAACTTGAAATTGATTCTCAAGTAATGTTGTGTCTGGTTTTTTATATCTGCAGTTTACACCAACTCCAAGAACCTCTGCTAATTGTGGAAAAATTTCTGCTTGATATACAGAACCATCACATCTTAAGTATCCTGCTGGTAGTTTTGATAGGGTAGTAGGATCTTCTGGATCAGCAGATGTTAATTGATCAGACCAGTTAATAATAGAGCCAGTTAATGTCCCTAACTTTGCTTTCTCTCTGTTGTAAAATACTGCCATATTAATATGCTCTGATAATATACAGTACAGTTAAGGATGGTGTATTAGGATTAATCTGTACGCTCAATCCTCTGTCAACGTTGATGGGTTCAACATTTCCAGTCGTCATATTATTTATCAGGATAGTGCCAGGTAAATCCATCTGTCCTTTGGTCATTGTTAAATCAACTGTGAAATGATTATGTGATCCAAGAGAATTAGATGCAAATGCATCAGCACCATGATTCAAGGTAACTGGATATGGAGCATCCCTACCAGCCGCTGTGTCAGGTACTCCATAGTAATCCTCTGGTGCTGTGGTAAGACTATCAAAGAGACCCTCACCTCTTCTAAATCCTGGTATATCTGTAGATGAATAATAGTTTCTTTGTCCTAAGTAAATGCCTGGTGGAGGAAATGGTGCTGTAACTGCTGGTTCTTGTGTATTGACAATACAACTATTGTCATCTTGATACTCAACTGTGTTACCATATTGTGCTACAGTTCTATTAACAGTTGGAATAGCAGGGATAACATCAGAATCTTCAGAGAAATTCCTGAAAGTGTTCATGTCTGGAAGACTATTTACTGTTGCATCATATTTTGTATGTCTGACTGTGCCAGGATTAAATCTATCTGCCTGTCCTTCAGAGGGATTCATACCAATATCACCACCAGTAACAAACTCACTGTCCTGAATATCAAATTCACCTGCCTCAAACAATCCAAGATAACCACCACCTAGTTCAACAGAGGGATAGAAACCATCTGTAGGTCTAGAGTGAGTGTGAGATGCGATATGTTCTGTTCCTAATTTTCTAGGTATAGTTCTAATAGTATCAAAGTATGCTGGTTCTTCAAAATCAATACCTTTAATTTTTCCTGCTAACTCACTACTTACCTGAACACTAAAATTAATATCAATGTATGATAGGACGTTAGTTAGTGGTTGATTACCCTCAGATCCATTTGTTGAAATATATTGTCCGACTACAAATTGTGTTGCAGGATCAATTAAACTACCTTCTAGATCAATAAGAGATACCTCACTGAGTCTAGGTAGATTGAAAACATCATCCTCATTATAATTTGGATATGAGTTTGATATACCAACGAACGGTTGACCAGGATCTACAACAGGACCGTAGAGATTACCCACTACCTGTGCTAGTAACGGGTAATCTTTTGCCCTTAGTTGTTGTCCTCTTAAAACAATCCAACCTTTAGGAATTGCGTCAGATGCTAGATCTGACGTGCTGGAACTTCCAGTCCAAGGCATGATTGTCCCAATAGGACTTGCCTTCTGAGCTTTAATCCTGTTGTAATTTGCCATTTTTTATTAGACCTCCATTAGCCACCAACCTTGTACGCTGGTTGGAATACCGATTTGATCATTACTATCAGTAGAACCAAGATAGATTAATGCAAACGCTGCGTTTGCTGTCTGTACAACCAATTCACCAGATGGATATGGAGTTAACCTATCTCCAAACAGTGTACCAGTGTTGTCTCCTTGAATTGGAGTTCCGCTAGTCTCAGGTGTTCTAACAACGAGTGTAGTATCATACTTAAGGTTGCCACCAACATCAACTAGTCTGACAACATCACCAGTCTGTGCTGTAGCTGGTACGGTAACAATCAATGTTTGTGTTGCTTGTACGTTTACCATGTACACAATGTTAGGTGTAAGTTGTAAATCTGCCTCAGGTGATGCAGCAGAAATGTATCTTGTGTGCTTCGCACCACTGCTTGTGTAGAAGTTAGAAACACCAAATGCATCAATAGAACGATCTTGTTTGATGTCAAAGCTTTGACCGCCGTTGACTCCAAGATTTTGTACAGATAATACCTTGTCTTCAGTAGGTGTTGGAGACGCTTCGCCTGTTATAGTTAGGGAGGTTTTAACTGTTCCATTTCCAAGGTTATCAATAGAGAACGATGGAGTATCAGCTAATGTTGTGATAACATTTTCTGGAGAGGATGATGGATATAAGAAGAAGTCACCTCTTGCAATTACACCAGCATCCCAATTAAGTAGACCTTGGTGATCAGCGTGACCATCATCATTAGTGAACTTGAATAGTTCAGTCTGTCTGACAGAATCATAGATGATAAAGTTACCACCACCAAGTGTTAGGTTGTCAGTAATTTCTACACTACCTTGTCTGTAAGACTTAGCACCATCACCAAGTTGCTCATCCATGACGCTGGAATGAACCTTACCATATAGTCTGCCATTTACAAGAGTTAGGATCTCTTCACCATTAGATGTATTTCTAAATCTCAACCACTGTTTGTAGTCTAGTTTTTGCTGAGAAATATATCCTCTCTCTATGATGACAGAGAGATAATCAATAGGAGAACCACTGACTATTCTTTGTCTGATTTGAGCATCATTTACACGAGACCAATCTTTGTGCTTGATAATTCTTCTTACAGAATCACCAATTTGATGAGTCATCACAACTGTTCCTTCCTGAGCACGTCTAGCAACCAGAGTAGGAATAGCTCCAGTGATGATACTATCAATCACGAGGAATTCAAGTTGTCCAGCACCAGTGAAGGAAGCAGTAGGACCGATAGCAAGTAGATCACCAACAAGGAACTCACCAGAACCTTCACCAAGACTTTGTACAGGAATCTGTAGTAATGATGGATCATTTCCAGTTTGCGGTGTTGCAGCAATGGTTGTGGCAGGACCATTTGCCTGAATAGTTTGTGGATCAACGTAGTAACCATAGGCAACTAAATCATCAACCTCATTTAATGGAGCCACTATATTATCATTACTAGTGTAACTTCCGTTAGTAGACCATGCTAGTTGAAGATCAAATCTACTAACGTATGTTCCAATCTCAGCAGATCCAGAGCATGTGTTAATATCAAATGTAGTATTGCCTACACCATCAGTCAGTGTAAGACGTTCATCTCTCTCAATCTGAATAGTTACATTGTTAGCACTAGATCCACCAACAAATTCCTGATTCATGTAGATGGTACCACCAAACACAAAGTCAACGTAAGTATCTTGTAGCACCTTGACTGGGCAAGCATCTGTTAAAATCTTAACGGAGTCGCCTGGTTTAATATCTGCAAGTGTCTTACCAGAGGTAGTAACAGTGACATTACTAATGACTCTAGATTGAGATGCAATATCTGCTGTAAGTTGAACAGCATTTGCAGTTCCACACCCACCTTTCAGTGTAAGAGAGTTATTAACAACAGTATTACCAAGGATAGTTGTGTCACCAGTTACAGAGTTAACAACAAATACATCACCTGCAGAACCTGCAGAACAGTCACTAGAGATAGTGAACTTCTGTTGCTCAGCAGCTAGAGCGGTAACAACCTTGATATATTCTGGAACTTTTGGTGAATCATCCCTATCAACGATCACATAATCATTGTTTGTTAGATTACCACCAAACTCTGAGAGGTATACTGGGTCATTAGGACCGTTATTATCAAGTGATTGCTCTGTCCATGTTGCATCAAACTGTACATTAACCTTGTAGATAGGTGTTGTGTCAGCGTGATTTTCTTTGACTAAACCAAATGCACCGAATGGTTGACGCTTGACCTTAATATAGTAAGGAGCAGCATTGATTCTTGATAGTTCTGTGATCTGTAGGATCTCTGGATGAGATGTCGCACCAGAGTAGTTTCCAACAGGAGCAGTATCAACAATAATATAATCGTTTGTGGCAAAGTATGGATCACCATTTGCTTTGACTGGTTCAAACTTAAGTGGTAAGTAGAACTCATCACCAGTCAGAGATGTTAGTTCGGTTGGTTCAATAGTACCACCAATGTTTATTGTCTGCTGATAAGCACTGCCACCCCATTGTCCTGCACCAGCAGTATCAACTTGGTTGTATCCCTCTTCGTTAGTGTTCTTAACAAGAACATTTAAGATATCAATGTTCTTATTGAATAGAGTTTCACTTAGAATACCATCATCATGGTTAACGGGATCAGTACCCATCTGTCCTCTAGCACCATCAAAGGAGAATGATGCAACACCACCACACATCTTGATATTTCCATCAAATTGTGCAGAAGCAATAACTCTCAACTGGTTATTGATGGTAGTCTCACCACCCTGACCAGCGATGTTAATCTCAGATGCATTAGTTGCAAAGTTGAGAGTAGAAGGACCACCAGTGTTAGAGAAGAAGTCAACCTGTGATGCTTGTGATTTGAGTGATACAGTGTCACCAATTCCTCTACGGAATCCAAGCCACATATCACCATCAACTCTAAAGTTTCTAGTCTTGATCTTAGTATAAGATAGATCTTCGTTAGTGTTGTTATATGCACCACCAATTTCTACCTTAGAAATATTTGTAGCAGGAGTATCAGGTGTAACACCTAAGTAAATGTTACTGTGAAGTGATCCTCTACCAATATTAATGAATTGGTCTTCAGTTGTAGTATTACCAATATTGATTGTCTCTACATTCTGAACAAGATTTAGAGTTCCAGTGAATGATGCATCATTGAGTAGGTTGAATGTTCCTGTTGTCTGTGATGTTCTGATCTCAGCAACAACACCATCATCACCATTAACCTCAATGTCATGCTCAAACTTAGCATCATCAGTAAATCTAGATGTACCATCAACAACAAATGTTCTGTCTAATTGTGAGTTATCAACATTGATACCAACACGACCACTGTTTGTAGTAGCGATACGGAATACTGCCTCATCATTAGGGAATAGACTGTCTCCACCAACTAAGAATGCATTATCAACGTCATTCTTATTGCGATTAGCAAAGGATGTCTCATCTAAGAAGTTATCAGTTGTTCTACCACTGATAAATGCTGTACCAACAACGTCTAAGTTTGCACGAGGATCAGTTGTTGGTGCGTTCACCCATGCATTTAGATATGCACTATGTGGTGCTCTTGTAATTGTGTTAATACCTAACTTGAAGTCACCATAAGTTTCTGTCTCTGTTCTAAGAGCTTCAGCACCAAGAACACCAACTTCCTTGAAGTTAGAGTTAGAGAACTCAATTGTAGGGAATGGATCAGGATTACCAGCGGTAATATCTGTCCATGTCTGAATATCTGCTGCAACTTGACCAGCAATCTGGAAGTAACAGTAGTTATTTGTAGGTACGAATGGATCAAGAGGATTGTTGTATACTGACCAAGTTGCAAGATTTAATTCACCTTGGAACTCAGCTACATTCTTAATTCTAATTTGTGAACCAGAGGTGATACCAACATCGGGAGTGACCTGAAGATCAGCACCAGTATTAGCATCTTGGAATACAAGTTTGATTATGTTTGTACCAAAACTCTCAATTTGTTTGATCTTACTGTTAGCAATAAGTTCAAAGTAGTTAGCAAGAATCCAAGCGATAGAACCATTCTTACCTACTTCAGAACCCTTGAATAATACATCGCCAGGTGCAGGAAGCACACCACCGTAACTAACTGTTTGATCTATGTTAATTGTGGATCCACCATTTGAAATTAATGGTGACATGTTTGGTGTCATGTTGGATGCAACACCACCAATTACATGTGTTTGGAACATGTACTTCTGACCGTTCCTCCTTGAGTTAAACTCAAAGATAGCAGCAGCAACTTTGTTCTTACTGATTCTAATGTCACCAGCTTCAGTAGGAGTAAACTCTTGTCTGTTTAGAGAACCATCTTGTAGTTCTCCAGTTACAGGATCAACATCAGTTACATTAGACTTGACAATTAGAGAATCACGTTGCTGAATTAGATCAGCATCCTGTACAGAAATCAATACAGGAGATTCAAAGTTACTTACTAACTCACCGTCACCACCAACAACTGTGATGTTCTGGTTGAATGTAACAGGAGTGTCAAATGTAGTAACTAGACCTCCAATTGTGTCATCCTCGTCTCCATCATCTGCGAGTGTTGCTCTATCAATGAATGTCTCCTCACCAGTGATAGCGTTGATTCTTCTGTTACCAATGTACAAGTCACCTTGTGAGTTGATACCAGTGTAGAATACGATACCACCATCCTGTTTCTTGGACTGTGCGTAGAAGTCTTCATCAGGTGTGAGAACAACTTCTTGTCTTGCTGGTAGACCAGTTGAATAGTTACCTGGTCCGAAACCAAGGTATTCAAATGTGTGGTTACCTGCTCTTGCAATAGATGGTCGTCTAAGTTCAACGTAGTAACGTTGATCAGTGAATACTTGACTGTCACCAGAAATAGGAATACGACGATCTTCTGATCCAGAGGTTGCATTACCATCTTTAGCTTGAATTCTGTTATCAACAACATCACCACCAGCATCAACAGTTGAGTTAGTGTAGTTGTTGTTAAGGAATGCAGGTTGCTCAGTAAGATCCTCAACCATTTCTCTGGTTGTAGAGTTCTTAAAGTCGTTAACAGTTACTAATCCATGAATATAGTTGTCAGCAGCAGAGAATGTTGCTGGAGGATCAATTAGAGATGAATAGTATGCTTTTTCTTCTACAGTTGTACCAGAGTTCTTGAACCAAAGAGGATCGTTTCTAAAGTTTAGAGGATATAGTTTACCGACTGGTTGAGAGAACTTAAACTTCTTAAAGTTATTGGTTACACCAGCACCAGTTGGGAATGGTGAGATATTACCACGAAGTGCAGTTAGATAGTAGATACCATCCTGTTGACCAGTGATTCTCTGTTGTAATGTCTCATATCCGAAGATATAGAATGTATCCTCAATGACACCAACGTCATCAACACTATCAACAAAGTATTCAACACCAGCATCATCCTGAATTCTGTCGCCAGGTGTGATTGTGTAAACGTTAGCACCGTTTTGCTTGTAGAAAAACTGGGGATTATTTTTTGCGATTTGGGTCTTCAGAGGTAGTGATTTGCCCATATCCTGATCCTCTAGCATGTCAGCAAAGACAGTGCCTTGAGTAAATCTTGTATTTGCAAACTCACTGTACTCTAGAGTTCCACCACGAATATTCTTAATGATGATATAATGATCGCCACCAGTGGTGAAGTATGCGTGAATATTTGCAAGACCAGATGAATTACCTGCGAAACTTACAGCATTTGGATCCGCTGCTTGATTATCTGTTTTACTTGTTACGAAGATACCACCTTGAGGAGCAGTGATCTTGACTGTAGTAAATGTTTCATTTCTCAAGCCAGGAAAATTCTTGGTGTCTACTGTATGGTCAAATACAGATAGTTCTAGATACTTGATTGAAGGATCTAAAATGTCCTCTACATAACGACCAGACTGAATAGTTGCTTGAATACCAGAACTAAATCTTGCAAATGCACGATATTCTACACCAGCACCAGTTTGATCCTTCTTGTATGGATCATATGCAACAGTAGTTGAGAGACCAGCATCTTTGATCTCTTTCTCTGTCATACCAATTCTCTCACCAGCTTGTACTGGGTTCTCAAAACGAGCACCAAATACATTACCAACAACAGGTTTTAATAATATCTTCTGTGGTACTAACTTACGTGTATCGTCAGTCCTTGTCTTAATAACAAATCCGTTAATAGGATCTCTTGCGTTCTCAAGATCCTTAGGAATGACCATACGAATCTTGTATGTTCTCTCATCTTTATCACGATTATCTGTGAGACGTTGATACCACATGTCAGTGGATCTTTGTCTATCTTTCAGGTCACTTAGATTGATTCTCCAGAAAATGTTCTCAATGTTGACTTGACCTGGCGCACTAGTAACTTCATCCTTACATTGAATATACCACTTACCCTCAGGGCTGGCAGCAGAGTAGAATGTAGGATCGTATCTCATTGGAGAACGACGCTTGTTAGCAAAGACAGTAAACTCTAGTGATGATTGACCCGCTGCAAATACAATTGGTCTTGCATCATTGATAGCATCAGCATATGTCTCATGAAGTGTGATTGTCTTAGGATTCTGGTATCTTACAAAGAATTCAGTGCTAGGATTAATCCTACCAACCTCAGAATTACTAGAGTCAATGATCGCAACATTAGCATTACTCTGAGCAAGATACTGGTTAGCGACTAATGGTAAACGTGATCCCTCAACTGGTCTAATGAACACCCTCTGTGCCTCTGAGGAAGATAGAGAGTTTGTAGGAACATCAAAGATGTGAGCGACTTCAGTCTCAATACCATTAGCAACTGAAGAACTTAGAATAGATGTATATTGATGTAGATCATACTTGTCATCAAGAACAAACTGATAGATATCAATCTCAACATCCTTATCAATCGCATCAGTCTCAGATGCATAGATGTAGATACCTGCAGCTGCGTTCTCCTTAGAGGTTGCAAGCATCAATCTGGTTTGATCACTACCATTGAAGAATGTAGTTCCAGAATAATCCTCACCACCTGCAGCAGTGCTTCTGCCTGGTGCAATTACATAGTATGTTCTGTTAGTTTCAAATCCATTAGGTAGTCTAACAAGACGCTTGTCAACGTCAACATACTCACTAGTTACAGTATCAAAACGAGGACGTGGTACAAGTCTGACTGGTGTACCAGTCTCAAACTTATGTGGGTTAGATACACCACTACCAGTATCAATCGTGAATACAGTAGCTCTGGATGCGAGTAATGCAGTGTTGACTGTCTGCTCTTGTCTAGTGACTGTACCAAGACCACTATTAATAATAGTTGTGATGACACTAACTAGAGTCTCAATAGCATCAGCAGTACCAGAACATTCTCTGTATGTTGGTGAGGTTAGAGTATCCTGAATAACATCAGGTCCTTCATCCTCAGGTCCGACAACTACAGTTGTTGGTAGTTTATCAGCCCAGATACCTTTCTCATATACAAAGTATAGTTCTGTTGTTGAACTTGTTTGTAAGGCGTTGACTGTGTTACCCTCGGTCAATCTAGAACCATTAACACCAAGTTCAATTTGTGTATTACTTACAATTCTCTTGACGTATGTGCCAGCTGGAATGTTACTGTAAACAGGTGTTGCACCAGACTGTAGTAATCCATTTACATATGCTGGATCAGTTGGGTCACTGTCATCATACTCTTTAACACTCATACCAATGATGATGCCACGTGTATCGTTAACATCAACGATTGCACTACCAGCAGTTGTTGAACAGTTGTATGCGAGAACGTCAAAGTTTCTCATGGCAGCTGTTGCCATCTGTCCGACGTAGTTCCATGCGTCTAGTGTCTCAGTCTTCTCTCCGTCAATATATTCTAGACTGTTACCAACATAGTATGCCTCACCTGCCTGAATACTGTTGGTATTACCACCAAGTCTAAGGTCATTAACAATAGCATCAACGATGTATGTAACATCACGGAAACACTTGGATGCTTCGTTGTTGATTGTAAAGTCACCTGTGTTGAGTGGAGGTAGACCAGCGAGTGTGCCACCTGTAATTGCATCATTAAGAATATCAAATAGAACCTCAATAGAACTACGGACGTTAGCACAATCCCACTCACCATTGTTTAGAGGAGGTAGATTGTCTAGGTTACCATCATTAAGAGATACTGAGAGGATATCAATCAGTGCGTTAACAGTAGCTACGACATCAGAGCAATTGCCATCCTGATATGCAGTAGGTCTGTACTTACCAGCAGATCTAGGATATGCATGTGTGCTTACATTTTGATCCTTAGTGCACTTGAAGATAAGTGACTCTTCCTTAAGTTTGATACTGGTTCCAGTTGTTAGACTGTGAGCACCAATCGTTAGAGCAAGAGTACCAGTCGCAGTATTGTAAACTGCGTTAGATACATTGTGCTCAACCAATGGTGACTGACCAACATTAACCGTAATGCTATGAGTAGTTACAGCTAGTACAGGCATATTCTGTCCTGCCTGTGGATCAGATCCAGCACGAGGATATGTCTTAGTGGTTGCATTACTATCCATTCCACAGGAGAATGTTAGAGAGTTATTGTCAATGGATAGTTGATTGCTGGTAGTTACGCCATGTGCAGTACCGAAGTACAATACCAAGGCACCAGTTCCAGCATTATAAGTGGCGTTGGTTGGTGTTAATTGAGCACCACCAACAATATTAATAGAGTTGGCAGCTGCAGATACAAATGTATGTGGATAGTCACCACCAGATACAACTGCGCCAGCAACAGCAGCAACAAATGTATGTGGATATTGATCTTGTGATGCAGATGCACCAACGTTAATTGTAATAGAGGTTGCGGTTGTTCCTGTAATGCTTAATGCGGTATCCCATGCAGGATCAGGACCGTCTTGTGTTGTTCTGGTAATACCATCAAGGTTACCTACACCAGCATCAGTTCCGATTGCCTGAACAATGATACCCATAAGAGTATCAACAGCAGCAACGGCTGAACCACACTTAGGTAGTAGTTCCTCATCATCCCAGTCATATACGATTGTAGGATCAATGATCTGAGTCTTAGTGTTACCAGCAGAAACAGTAACTGCTTCACTCTTGATAACCTGCATTGCAATGTTCTTAGCCTCAGTCATTACCTTGGCAGCTTCATCACGCTCAGCATCAATGAATGTTGCTACAGTAGTACCGTCTCTGTAGTCATAGTTAGTGACATAGATCTTAGCAGCATCATATGTCTTGTAGTTACCACCAAACTTAACGTCCCACATAACTTCCTTAAGGACGCTAACAACATCATCCTTACAATCTTGTGCAGTGTTGTTTGCCTGTGGTGTGTAGGAAGGATATGCAGCAAGCATACGAAGATATGCTTCTTCAGCGATGAAGTCTACATTCTCCATGACCATATCATGTGCATCACACTCAATGTCTCCAACAATAGGAGGATCACCTGTTTGATCCAGTGTAATGTTAAGATCACGATCATAGTATTGGTTGTTCAATGCACGTTGCATCAAATCTTCTGCACGTTTGAATGCTGTGATTGCTGGTTGAACTTCCTTAGTTGCATCAATACCGTTTGCAAGCAATTGATTACCTGAGAAGTATTCCTTAGTTGCAGAGATAGTAAACTCGTTACCACCAAACCAGAGATCCTGTGCAACAGCGTCAACAACGATACCAAGGTCTCTACGACACTTAGCCTCACCAGTGATAAATGTTCCTTCGTTGTCTGGATTGTTCCAGATACCACCAGTAATGCTACCAGCAGCAATAGCGTCAGTAACGATTGTTCCTAGTGTGTCAATCGCTGCCTGAACATCAGCACATGCAC